TGTGAGATGTGTAGAATGTTTCGGCGGTCATTTGTAACAGATCACAAATCTGCCCAGACGATTCCGGCAAGCACAAAAACAGCTACATTCAGACAGATGCCATTCCCCCAAAGGCGGTACTCTGCTGCATCACGATATGGATCTTGGAGCCATTTCTGTACCATCTTTCGGCTTTTGGGACGACTCTCCGGTTTTACCGCTTTTCGGTATTCTTCAAAAATAGCTGCCCATCGGTCGATTTCTTCTTCTGTGGGATTTTCCGATGCCAGGTCACTGCACCATTGATCCGGAAATCCCTGCAGTCTTGCACATTCCTGCGGTGTCAGTCTGCGAACCGCATAACCGCTGGAAACGATACTGGGGTCTTTGTGGTCCCGTGCCAGCAGTGTAGGGGTCGTTTCCCGAAATGCACTGCTGAAATTTCCCGTAGAAGCAGCATACACTGCATGATGGTCGGTAGCATTCAAAGTGAAAGCGACCTCTTTGTTGACACCGCCGCCCTGCGGTCCGTTTTGGTCAGACCGACCGACCATTGAACCCTGCAAAGCATAACTTTCCAGCACAGCAATACCGCCTTGATTTTTGGCTGGTGACTGGTCGCTGGTGTCCAAAGTACGGGCAGTGTCTGCCTCATAAATGCCGCTGTGCGGATTACCGGAAAGCATGGCATTGCTGGAAAAGGAACTGATGCCGTATGCTTTCGGCTGAAATACAGTCTGGTCATTGTTGCAGGACAGCGTAGCAGATTTGTTTTCCTGTATCAGACTGCCTTTTCCACCGCCGGCTTTTCCGCAGCGAATCTTCAGTGTTTTCGGTGTATCCATCAACAGCGGAACATTTCCGCCGCCGGTTCCGCATCTGGAAGTCAGTGTCTGTACTTTTCCGTTCTCAGAGATCTGAAGCCGGCTGTCAGCAGGATGATTTTCCAGTACACAAGGCGGATGATGGGCTTCTGCCCGAAGGGTGGCAGTGCGTTCTTTCAGAATGTCTATGCGTTCTCCGCCCTGGTCACACAAGCACAAGCCTGCCGTTTCAGAGCTGTCCGCAGCACTTCCGGCAGTTCTTTGCCACGCACGGAGGCTCTCCGCAGAATACCCTGACAAGCCTTCGGACTCAAATAGTATTTTTCCGGCACTTGTTCCGTCAAAATCTGCGACAAGAAAGATCCGTTTTCTTCGCTGGGGCACTCCCCAGTATTGTGCATCAAGAACTCGCCATGCAAGGGAATAGGATTCTGCCAGAATCTCTCCGGCTTTTGTCCATTTTCCCGCAGGTCGAGGAATTGAAATGCTGCTGTCTTTGACCGAACAGATGGCTTCAAGGACACAGCAGAAATCTTCTCCGCCGTTAGAGGAAAATGCTCCGGGGACGTTTTCCCAGACGATGTATCTTGGGTATTTACCATTGCTTGCACACCTCATTTCTCGGATGATACGGATTGCTTCGTGAAACAGAGAAGAACGGCTGCCGTTCAGACCGGTTCTTTTTCCGGCGATGCTCATATCCTGGCATGGACTCCCAAAGGTGATGATGTCCACAGATGGCAGCTTTGCACCATGCAGACCGCTGATATTGCCGAAGTGTTGTACCTGCGGCAGGCGTTTTTCTGTCACACGAATGGCAAACGGTTCGATTTCAGAAGACCAGACAGGCATAATGCCTGCCAGCAGTCCGGCAAGCGGAAAACCGCCGCTGCCGTCAAAGAGGCTGCCAAGGGTGAGGTTACGCATCTGACACCTCTACTTCCGAATATTCCATTCGCTTCCCATCCCGAATCAAATACACATCATCGGAATTTCCGTCATGGAGTTTTGTGTACCTTTCAACGGCTACATCAACAAACTTCGGTTCAAACTCTATGCCGTAACAAATTCTGTCAAGCTGGTCACAGGCAATCAGGGTAGATGCTGAACCTAAAAAGCAATCAAGCACTAAAGCATTCGTCTGCGTTGATAAACCGATAAGATAAGCAATCAGCGGAACAGGCTTGCTTGAAGGATGTCCGCAGCCGTCCTCTTTACTGTTTTTGATACGATCAAATTCAAATACAGTCACTTGTTTCTGATCACCGTACCAATTATGTTTCCCGTCCTTTTTCCAGCCGAAAATGATAGGTTCGTGGATATATTTCCAGTCTGTTCTTGTAAGAACAAGACGATCTTTCTTCCAGACAAGACCTGCACCAACTTTGAAGCCGGCATCTTCAAAAGCATCGTGAAAAATTCTCGCTTTTGAAGTGGCATAGAATTCATAGAAACTTGCATCTCTCTGCATATATTCGTGCAGATTTTTGAATACTTTCATGAGGAATTCATATGCTTCTTTATCATTGAGATTGTCATTTCTGATTTTGCCTGATGTGCTGTTCAGGTCGACAAAATATGGAGCATCTGTACAGACAAGATTTACTTTTGTGTCTCCAAGAAGTGCTGTATAGGTTTCCGGTAAAGTGGAATCACCACAGATAACGGTATGCTTTCCAAGATGCCAGATGTCACCTGTTTTGGATTTGCAGGGCTTTTCCAGTTCTGCATCTACATCAAAATCATCCTGTTTTGCTTCATCACTGTTAATGTCGAAAAGGTCAGCGATTTCAGATTCATCGAAACCAGTCAACCCAAGGTCGAATCCGAGCTCCTGCAGTTCCTGCATTTCAACGGACAGCAGTTCTTCGTCCCAGCCGGCATCCAATGCCATCCGGTTGTCAGCAAGAATATACGCTTTCTTCTGTGCTTCGGTCAGATGGTCGGCATACACACAGGGTACTTCTGCAATACCTTCTTCTTTTGCGGCTTCAATTCTGCCGTGACCGGCGAGGACGTTATATGCCTTGTCGATAATGACGGGATTGACAAATCCAAACTCACGCAGAGAAGAGCGAAGCTTCAGGATCTGTTCCTTGTTGTGCGTTCTGGCGTTGTTGGCATAAGGCACTAACTTGTTGATGTCAACAAGCTGAAATTCTTTGGTCGTTGTCATCTGTGATTCCTCCTCTGCTGAATTCTGAGCATACCTCTTCGGGCGGCATCCATATTGCCTTTGACAGCCTGTCCTTTGATTGTGCGATATTGCTGTTTGGTCATGTTATTTCTCTGCTGTTTCAGTTCTCTCCAGAATTGAACATCTGCTTTCATGTATTTCTCACTTTCTGCTGCTCAGAAGCTGTTCCATCAAATCATCCTGCGGTGTGCCATCAAATTTGGTCGTACAGTTCTGTTTCACAATATCGAAAATCTCATACCAGAGCAAATTTGCCTGTTTCTGAAATGTCTGGCTCATCTGCACAAACGGAGAGGCGATAACGCCGCCCGTGGTCGGGTGCTTTCCCAGCAGTCCATAGGTACTGAGGGCTTCTTCACACTGTACAAATCGGGCAAATGCCTGCGAATAGCTTTCCAGCAACCGTTTGTTGACGTGCTTTTCACAGCCACGCTGTTTCAGCCAGAGCCACGTTTCTTTGTACACAATGTCTGCTCCCAGCGGTTTTCCGTTCTTCTGCTGGGCAGACAAGTATGCACTGGGGCTTGGCATATCCGCACCGGTCAAATCAGCGGCATCGTCCAAATCAGCTGCGTCCAATTCCGGAGCATGAAATTCTATAACATCTGCATCTTTGCCCTCTGCGATCTTGTCAGAGAGTGCTTTCGGCTTATCGCCTGCACGAACTCGTCTGCCGCCTCTTCTTGTGCCGTCCTTTGCCATCTGATTTCACCTGCCTTTTGAGAGAAAAATAGCCGAAACTGCGTAGGTTTCGGCTTGTTTGCATATTTCCGGGGTTAATCCTCCGTTTGAACCTTGGTTTTTGTGTGTGAGAGGGAACGCCGGTCTGTAAAAAATTCACAATTAGCGATTTTTATCCCCCCACCGGCAGCATTTCAGACACAATCAATACCGATAGACGGGATTTCGGTCTTCCGTCCATGTCTTGTGGTCATGGCAGGACTTGCAAAGAGCCTGCCAGTTGCTTTCATCCCACATCAGATGCGGATCACCACGGTGAGGAATGACATGGTCGACCACAGTTGCTGCTGTGAACCGTCCCTGTGCTTTGCACCGCACACACAAGGGATGCCGGCGGAGGTACGCCTTGCTGAGTCGCTGCCATCTGCTGCCGTATCCACGCTTGGCGGCAGACGGTCGGTCTGGGTGCAAGGACTGATGCTTTGCACAATACAAACTGTCTGTCAGATTGGGACAGCCAGGGTGCTTGCATGATTTCAGTGCCTTCCTCGGCATAAGGTTCACCTCCGGATACAACGAAAGCCCATGTGGAACACCACAGGGCTTTCGGTCAGTTTTCTATGATATTATTATATCATGTTTATTCAGCAATTTCGTCCATCAAATTACCTCATGCCTTTCCGTACAAAAGCAAAGCAAGATGCTGCACTGCACGATTTTTCTTATTGTAAGCTGTAGAACGTTCGATATGCAGGTGCTCACAGATATTGTAAACAGCATCAATCTGTTTTTCTTCTTCTCCTCCATAGAACTGTTCCAGCACATACCGTTCATCCTCCGACAGGCTGTCCCATGCGGGTTGAAACCATTCCATGTATTCCTTTGCCTGACGATACCGTTCCCGCAGCACATCGATTTCGTCAATGGCAGCGATGATTCTCATTTCGCCGGACTGCGGGTTCGGACTGCCGCCCGGCATATCTGTAAATGCCGGACTGCCAAGGGTGGTGGTGTCTTCATGCACCTGTGCGATTTCTTCGTCTGTGTGTGCAAGGATGTAAGCCATGCTGCTGTAATCCTTCAGTGCGTTCACAGAGGCACTCCGTTTGTCTAAGTACTGCCAAATGATATTCATCTGCTACCTCCAAGTTCTGCCTTGACGGCTTGCATCAAAGCGGTCTGGGTTTGTTCTTTCCGGGTCAGGGCTTTCAGGATACGTTCGTCAATCGTACCCTTGGTGATGAGATGTTGAATGACAACCGTTTCGGACTGTTGCCCCTGCCGCCACAGTCTGGCGTTGGTCTGCTGGTAGAGTTCTAAACTCCATGTTAGCCCGAACCAAATCAGGTGAGAGCCGCCTGCCTGTAAGTTCAAGCCATGACCAGCAGATGCTGGGTGCAGCAGACCAACTTGCAGCCTTCCGGCGTTCCAGTTCCGAATACTGTCAGAGGATTGGATTTCCTGATAGGAAACCTTCAGCTTTCGCAGTCGCTCTTGAATCCGCTCCAAATCATGCTTGAACCAGTACGCCACCAGCACAGGCTTGCCGTTGGCGGCCTCC